CTTGGGCGAGCTGCTTACGATCAAGTTCAGCGCGAACCAAGGTTTCCGGCACGCCCCACTTGATGGCAAGATATTCGGCGACCTTCTCTTGTTCGGCCATCAGGTTCGTGAGTTGCGGGCCAAATCGGGTGTTGAGCTGTTCGAGCCAACGGTCGACATTGAGAATGTCCTGCTGCTCTTGGGCGCGCCCGAGCGGGGAAACTGCGTGAACACGAATGTCGCGGCCATTGATCTGCGGTAAGTCGATCTTACCGCCGCGGCGAAGAATATAGGCTATGCGCCGCATGATCGGCTGAGTTTTCTCGGTCTGAATGCGGCCAAAGGGCGAGCCGGTCTGGCGAGAAAACTCGGCAAGGCGCTCGCTGATTTCTGTCGCGGAGCGAACTGGTTGCTCAAGACCACCGAGCGGTTGGTCGAACAGCGCCAGTCTTATTTTGTTTTGCAAATCCTCGAGGATTAGATGGCCGATGTCGAAGTCGCCGCCGGGCTGTAAAGGCCGAATGCCGGCAGAGCCCGCCGAGACGGGGATCATGGTGCCGGAAACAAGCTGTACCGTGTGTGGATTGATGATGGTGTCGTCGTCGTATTGCCACATTCCAACGATAGCGGTTTCAGCGTTTTCAAGTATGAGCTCGACGACGAGATTGGCGACCTTGATATCCGGCAGCGCATTCAGCAGCGGGCCGCGGCCATAGACCTCTCCGGCCGATGTCGACCAGCGGAAGATAATCCAAGGGCTCGACCCTGACCCGATGAAGCGATCCTCGACGAGAATGTGCGTGTATTCGAGGGCGACGATTTTGAAATCATGTTCCTCTTGTGTCGCCGAGCGATCCCGGAGTGTGCAACTGACGACGGTAATCTTTTTCTCGGGATGGTCTTTGGCGTCCGATGTCATTTGATCCGAGAGCTTGGCCTTCGGAAACAAGTTCGGGATTTCGCCCATCTTGACCTTGCGCGGCCAGAAGATGCCGCCGATGGTCGAGAACGGACCATATTCCAAGATCAACTCGGGAAGTGGAACGGAGCGCCAGTCGATGACCTCGTTTGGATCGTCGCCTTCTTCGGCGAGCAACGCGCCCGTGCCGATGGCGAGATCAATATTAGCCTCATGATCTTCCTGATCGAAGTTCGATGCGTTCTGTAGGGTGTCGAACATATAGTCGTTGATGGGTTCCAGCGCGAGGTTGACTTCTGGATGCATATCCTTCGGGATTTCGGCGCCGGCGCGAAGCTCCGACCATTTGGCAAAATTCGGCGTGGTGAAGGATTTCACGCGCGAGGCAAAGTTTTGGGTCGAATGGACGGCGGTGGAATCGAAGATGAGATCGCTTCGGCTTTCGCCGGGCATAGAACTGTAAAAGCCCGTCCGATTGGGAAGGGCCAGATCGTAGCAGTCTTGCCAGCGCGGCAACCATTTATCGCGCCCCCGATGCGCGTTTGAATATCTGCGAATAATGGCCTCAACGGGCGTCTCGCCCGTGGGCATCGGCGTCTCGGTGCCGGGGATATGGTTGACGGCGCCTGCCGGCATCAGCCGCCCAGACCTGTGGGTTCGCGCTCATCGAAGCCGGCGTCGCTATTGGAGCTGGCATTTCGCCTGAGAAGGTTCTGGGCCTCTCGCCTGAGAACGGCCTCCGCGTCGGGGCCGACGGGCTGCGCCACGCTGGTAGACGATTGCATCATGCCAGAGACATCGCCCTTCGGAACGGTATTAATGTCATCGTCCAGGCGAACAAAATGCCCAGCGCCCTGACCCGCGGCACCCCCACCAACACTGCCGGCGCCGGGGCCGATGCCGCCAACACTGGCTTGGCCTTGCGCGCTCGCACTCGACGCCATGCCTTGCGCTGCCGCGCCGCTTCCCGCATGACCAATACCCATTATTCATTTCCTCCGAGTTGGTTGGGACCGTCGGGATGCCCGAGCCGGTCCTTGGTGATTAAGCTCTTGAAACCGCGCTTTTTGCGCTTGCGCTGCTCCTTTTCTTCCTTCTCGATGGCTTCCAGGCGCAGCCGTTCTTTCTCGGCCTTGGCTTCCGACGCCTGCCGGGCGCGCTCTGCGGCGCCGCCGTCGCCGCCGCCGCCGCCGCGATCTTTGCCCAGCGGATCAGCAGCAGATGCATGTAAGAATCCACCCATCAGTTCAACTCCTCAAAAACAGGCTTGGCGCCATGTCGCTGCATCGCGCGATAGAGGCCATATGGGGTGAAACAGAAACCATGAAATCCAATTACATCTTTCAGCATCGACACGCAAGTTCGTAATCCATATCCGTGAGTGAGGACGTGTTGCTCTTGCCAGGCGAGAGCCTTGCCTTTTTCTTTGCAAAATACAATAAAATTATTGACTTCATCTTCATTCGCGAGGCGGATCAGGCATTGCCCGGGCCGGGGTTCGACGAACAGCCAATGCTCGTTATATGCGTCGTAACCCATTGCCAGAACGTGCCGAAAGCCTTTTCGCGTCCAGATTCGAGCCCATTTCGCCTGCACGATATCGCTGTAATCGACGAAAAGGACATTCCATGTCATCGGATGGCAAATCGTTGACTTCGCGATTGTCTGGCCCTCCCAGCGATGCGGCGGTCAAAAATATTGGCCTTGTGAGCGACGACATGCGGTTCGGCATCGTCTTTGCCCCTCATCAGTTCCTTGCCTTCGCCGGCGCCGAGCATCAGGTATTGGAGCCCGTCGTGAGGGTGTGAGGCCCGGTTTTTGGCGGGCCGTTCCTTATACTGGTCGATGGTCCCTGAGACGAGCGGGAAATGATAGCTGGTGAGGAAGCCCTGTTTCAGCACCTTGCAACTCGGGTCGATCAACATGCCCGGCAGGCCGTCGATCATGCGGTTGAGGACGCCTTCGACCGCCTCGATGCGGATATCGGGGTCGTTGGTGTGCGTCGACCGCGCGAGCAGCCCATTGGCCTTCAAAATCTTGAATGGCGTGCGCTCATCGGTCTGTGCACGATGATCACCTGCGGGATCGCCGTATAAAAGGAATTTAACACCTTCATCCAGTGGAAATGTCGCCATCATCGCTTTGAGCTCGGCGGCAAACCGGACGGTTCCCATATTTGTGCGGATTAATTCGCGCAAAATCCGCCATCTGCTGCTGATCCGCTGGGCAAAGATCGCCGCTGGCGTGAGCCCGAAGTCGATGCCGACCCAAATATCGACAGACGGCACAATCGGGATCGGTTCGGTCGCCGCGTGAACGTCTGAGCGATAGCTGGGATAGACCGGGCGCCCGGTCGAGTGATCGCCAAGCTGATTTCGGACATAGACATCAATCCAATCCTTGTCTTTGCCCTCGATCAGGCCCGGATAATATTTTTTATCCAGATGCTTGATATTCTCGGCACGCGGGTTGGTTGTATACCCCTTTACCTGGCCTTGGCTATCATGTTTCTCTAGCATACCGGGAGGCTGGGTGAAGAACTCCCAATCTTGCGGTGTCACCAGCGTTAATTTGTCGGCATCGCTCATCCAATCGGGCGGATCGACCTCGCCGGCCATGATCGGCCACCAATGCTCCTCGTTCGGCGCGTTCGTGTCCATGATCAGCCCGGAGAAGGTGCAGCCGCCGTCTTTGATCGCCGGGAATCTGCGAAGGCGCGATGTCGCAGCGTCAACAATCGCCTTTGGAACTTCGCGCGCTTCATTGATCCAAGCCATCGTCAATTCGAGTGACAGCAGCTTCTTGATGTCCTCGGGTTTGTCGAGCGCGAGGAAAATGACCTCCATCTCGATATCGTTCACGCGAACCATGTGGATGAAGGGCGGCGACCAAGAGAAGTGGCCGAAATCTTCCTCGGGGAACCATTCGAGCCAAGTCTTGGCCGTGGTGAGCTTCAATTCGGGGAAGGTGTTACGGATGATGGCGTGGCGCGTCCGTCGGAGACCTTTTGCATCGGGCGCCTGGGCGCATGACCGGCGGAACAGTTCGATGCAGCTCGCCGTCGATGTGCCGGAACCAATCGGGCCGCGAATGCCGCGAACAAACTTGTCCGACTTCATATATTGCTTAAGGGTTTCTCCGTCTGGCTTATAGGTGATCGTCGCCATCAGGTTTTATACTGCACGGCCTTGCGCTTGAGATGCGATTTGGGACGCCATGGACAAAGATATCGCAGCGGCATAATGGCCTCCTAGTGTAGTTTGGGAGGAACCGAGAATATTTTGGCGTCAAGCGCGCCAGAATTGACCATCGCCTCGATCTGCCGTTCGGCTGTCTCCGGGCCGAGCGCCGCGATGATCTTGTCGCACTCGCGATCATTGATGTGGCGAGCCGGATAATGCTTCATCTGGACGCGGCGCACCGAAGCGCGAAGGCGCTGTTGATCGTCATGAGACAGCCCGGCAAACCAGAGATAATCGGCGACACCCATCAGCGGGCCGTCTTCTTCCCGGCCGCCTTGCGGTACACGATAATCTTCGCTACTGTCTCAGCGTGACGAGCACCTCTGCTACCTTCCTCGTCTCTAAACAAGTTAACAGCTCCCGCCGCTACATCTAGGGCAGCGGCTCGTGGGGATGCTTTACCAAAAGGACTTCTTTTTCTAAGGTTCGCAGCCGCCGCCGCCGAAGGATAGCGTTCTTCATAGCCTTCACCCAGAGATTTACTTGAGTAGTAGGGTTTTCCCGGAGAAGCTGTCCCAACTCTAGTCTTAGTCTTAGGCTTACGGGCCGGGGATTTCATATTACGGGCCTTCCGCGGCGTGCGCGTCGTGGACTTGGGACCGGTCTTCGATCCGGTGCGCCGGGGCTTTCCGCCGTATCCTTTTCCCTTGGGCATAATCGGCTCCTTGAAGTGGTGGTCGGGCGACACGCTGTCTGGCTTCGATTCGCGGGAGCGAAAATCCACTTGACCGCGCAACACCCGACCTCGGGAGAATATAGTCGCAAATTGTAGATTACCGCAAGGCGGTTATCGTGTCATGCTCGTTTTCTCATGATTTGATATTGTTGCGAAAAGCGCTCTGGCGGCACCGCGTAATGATGCGTCAGGGCGCTCTTAACGATGAAGTCGCCGGGGCAAACGACATGATAATTAACAGCCTCCTTATCACTAGCCCATACGATGCGCTGATTTATCTGGCCATGAGCTTGCGGCGCGTGGCCGCAACACCGGCACGGACCTTTCTGAGCAAAGTTGTTTGCGAAATACTCATTCGGGACATACGCCTGCACGATCTCTTGCTCGGGAAAGCTCTCGTAGTCGAGCCATTGGCGGGCTCGAACTTTGATCATCCCTTCAAATCCGTTTTGGTAAATCGGCCAGCCTCATCGAGAACGACGAAAGTCTTGAAGATCATCGTCGTCGAAATTCCATCGGTGTCAGTCATATTGATGCTCCCGCTTACCAGCCGCTTGATCGCGACAATATTTCCGTTTACTCCGCTTCGGGCGACAGGTCAACCTCGCGCCAGACGCCAATCAGCCTCTCAAGTAGGAGAAAATTATCCAGCACAAAGAATAAAGAACAACGCAAATGCAAAGAACGACACAAACCGAAAGTAATAGCGGGTTCAAAATAATCTCAGAGCCTTTCAGAAGATTTATAGCTGCGGTGTACCTTATGGGGTAGGGGAGAACCCGGCTTTCGGAGGGGGGGGGTCTCTTTACCCCATCGGACCATCGCTCAGCCGAGGTCAATCGTAATTGCTACGTCCTGCTGAATGATCTTTTTGTCCGGTGCTTTGAAGCCCGCGCGATCGAGAATGTCCTTGCTGGCTTCGAGCCTGACATACTCGGACTGCGCACTCTCAGACAGATGAGCCACTGCATGGACAGCGCCGACCGCGCTCATACCCACCTTCTCAGCCACCTGTTGGAAGATGTACGCCTGGACATGAGGTAGTCGCAAGGTCTTTGACGCGACTGCTCTACCGCTCTGTCCTTGGGCATATCCTGCGAGAGGGCCTGCTTTTGTTATGGTCACGCGTTCCATCACGCCTTCCTCGTTTGGGACGCCATGGACAAAGATATCGGCGAGGTTCTTCTGTCTACGTGTGAGATGGATGTCGGGGAGGCCTGGAACGGGATGTTTGATGGAGCTTTTGGACCGTTTTCGCGTGGTCATCTGTTGCTCCTTGCTGAGGGACCGAGGGGGGTAAGCCATAGAAGCCGATCTCGTCGGATCATGTCAACCCCAGGGTAAAAGGGACGTAGTTGCAGCGCGTTGCGATTTCACACCGAAAGATGCTGGAATAGTGATTTACACGCCGGCAAAGAGAGGATCATGGACAAAGGAAGAAAGGATAGAACCAAGATGTCGGGCTCTGCCCCGACGCCCCGCAAGGGAAATCTTTCCCTTGACCCCGAGAACCGACGGGCCGGTTCATGGCCCTAGATTATCGAACGCTGTTCGATGTCGCTATGCGCTCCAATCGCTTTCGCGATGGCGACAACGCCCGATAGGAGAGCGGCTTCGCCGCGCTTTTTCAATTTCGGGAGCTAATTGGTCGCATGATCGATTCCACTCTGCGCCTGTGCGTCGTACCGGCTTCGATTAGCGCACTCTCGCAGCCGCACGAATCGAGGGTTTCGTGCTTGATGCTCGTACTCGCGCTCCCCGAAACCGAACTCCGCATCGAGGCGCGTCGCTGCCTTGGGAGTGTACAGTGTGTGTGTGTGACTTGGACGGGGCCGACCCAAAACAAATGTCATTTTTAAGGCAGAAGAGAATCGCTCCGTTGTCGCGCTTCGCTTTTTTATTGAATGACAGAATGTTTTGGGGGGAAGCCCCTCACGCCCGTAAGGAAGAACCCGTTATTCAAGGAGAGCGGCTTCGCCGCACTTATTGGTAGGGTTGCTTTTTTCAGTTCGGGCTTACGCCAGTTCAA